CTAAATACAATCAAGATGTACCTATAAACGATGATAGAGACTTTACGCAGGAAGCACTAGAAGAATTACTAGATGCTTGCGTATATTTGTCTGCTCAAATATTAAGAATAAAGAATAAGGGATAATTTGGAACTATCTTACACATTGGAAGAACGCGAAGCTTTAATGAAGAGAATGTACCTTGATATATTCTTTTTTGCTAAATTTATATTAGGTGACCCAGAGTTACCTATGCACTACCATATAAGAAGTAAGTCTCCAGAATTTCATAAAGATATTGTATCTAAGCTGTTGAATTTAGAAATAGGTTCTAAGTTAGCGGTGGTTGCACCTCGTGGTCATGCCAAGTCAACCTTAATCAACTTAGTCTATCCTTTACATCGTATTTTGTTTGATGAAGAGAAGTTTATTTTATTAATATCAGAATCTGAAAAGCAATCTAAATTTTATTTAGAAACGATTGGTAATGAAATAGAGTTCAATGAAAAGCTGCGTTATTTCTTTGGGGATAGAAAAGGTAGGAACTGGGGTAAGGAAGAAAAAGAATTTGTTGCAGGTTTTGATGAGACTGGCGCACCTAATAGTTATTGTAAAGTATTGATTCGTGGTACAGGTCAAAAGGTTCGTGGATTAAAGTACGGAGCATACAGACCAACATTGACAGTTATTGATGATGGAGAAGGTGAAAGAAATACAGCAACACAAACATTGAGGGACCAATTTAGACAATGGTTGAATGGTGCAGTTATTGCTGGCTCTGGTGATTCAAAGCTTATATTTATAGGAACAATTGTTGATGAAGAGTCGTACCTTAACAGAATTGCTGGTCCGCGTGCTTATGACAAGCATGGCAAGCGCAAGATTAAAGGGTGGGACAGTATGTTTTTCCAAGCAATCCTACAAGATAATGAGCCGGGGCAGTTTACAGCAAGTGGTAAAGAAATTTTAGATAAAAAAGGTAAACCTAAGGTCTTATGGGAAGATTACCGACCCTATGATTGGCTAATTGCTGAACGCGACAGACTAGTTTCTGAAGGTGATGTAGCTTATTTTTACCAGGAGTATCAGAATATACCAATGGATGACAGTTTTCGTGTATTTAAGAAAGAAAATATTAACTATTGGGAAGGACATTTTAAAAATGACAATGATTTTTCTGTTATTATCCAAAATGTTGAAGATGAGATATGGGATATACCTGTAAATGTGTTTATGGGTGTTGACCCAGCGTCAAGTGAAAATGTAAAAGCTGATTTTTCTGTTATTATGGTGATTGGAGTAGATGCAGAGAACAATATTTACGTTATTGACTACCATCGAGGTCAAATGGCTCCAATGGATTTAGCTGATAAGTTAACCGAAATGATTGAATATTACAAGCCTAAATTGATAAATATAGAAGAAACAGGACATGTAATGCTTTCTGATTATATGATGAGAGAATCTAAAAGGACAGGAAAGTTTTATAACATAAATCCTAAGAAAGCAATAAAAAGTAAGTACTACAGAATTAAACAATTACAACCTTATTTTGCTAGCGATGCTATGCGCCTAAAGGATGAGCATTGGGAGTTAGAGCAAGAACTTTTAAATTTTAAAGAACATGGTAGTTTTAAAAAGGATACATTAGATGCATTAAGATGGGCAATTGATGATATATATGCACCTAGACATGGTTTTGACGAAGATGGAATGCAATATAGAGGCTATTCTCCATTTAAAGGTATAGATTGGGAAACTGGCGAAAGTGTATTTGCATAGTATGTATAATAATAATTAATATGTGGTAGCATGATAAGTTTAAAAAATATCAAACTTGATGATATATCTGCGTCAGACATTAGTAACGAATACGTTTACTATCAATCTTCAGCAGATGAACATAAGTTTCAGATGGCAGAAGATGAAGAGTTTTATTTAGGATTACAGTTAACAAGAGCGCAAAAGGATTACCTAGTAAGTGTCGGTCAACCACCTGAGGCAAATAATAAGATTAGACCTGCTGTTGAGCAAGTTTTATCAAATGTTGCTGGTGCTAGCCCGGAATGGGATGTTAGACCTACTGGAAAGACAGATTCTGAGGTTGCTTTTGTATATAATAAATTATTAGATAAAATTTGGTATGAGTCTGATGGAGATAGACATTTTAGAAGTATTGTAAAAGACTATACTATTAAAGGTCTTGGTTATATGTATGTATATCCAGATTGGCAAGCAGAGCAAGGTAGAGGTGGAATTAAAGTAAAAAGGGTTGCACCAGAAAATATGTATGTTGACCCTAACTCAACTGACCCATTTTTTAGAGACGCTGCATCTATAATGCTTTCAGATACTAGCACAAAAGAATCTATGAAGGTAATGTTCCCAGAACATGCAAATGATATAGAAGATGCACATGAAGATTATAGAGATGATGATTATGCTACGTCTAAATATAATAGAGATGATATTATAAGAAGAAGTGATGTAAATGATGATGGTCAAGCTAAAGTAAGAAGATTTATACGTTGGTCAAAAGTAAGCGAAGAACAAATTTTATTAACAGATAAGCTTACTGGAAGACAAAAAAGTTTTAACAAAAAAGAATATGATGAATTTAAATCTACAAAAAGATATAAAGCTTATATTCAAAATAATCAAGTAGAAGAAGAAAAGATATTTGTAACTAGAGTGCGTGAAAGTTTTGTAATAGGTGATGCATTGATATATGATATTGTATTGCCATTAGAAGACTATCCTATTGTGCCATGTTGCAATGAGCATAATGGGAATCCGTATCCTGCTGGTGACGTAAGGCATGCAAAAACTCCACAAAGAATGTTAAATAGGACCGAGGCATTGCTTATATCTCACGCCACTAGCACAGCTAGTTTTAAATTAATTTATGAAGATGGAGCTATTGACCCAGAAGAGCTTGAGAAATGGTTTGTACCTAATGCAATTATTAGAGCAAACCCTTCAGCTTTAAGAGAAGGTAAAATAAAAGAACTATCTCCACCGGCAATTAGTTCCCAACTTTATGTAGAAAAGCAAAGATATGAAACAGATATAGAAACTGTATTTGGTGCATATAAGTTTCAACAAGGAAATCCTTCTGGTGCTGTTGGAACATTTGGTGAAGCTAAGATATTGGATGAAGCATCTTCTAGAAAACAAAATTGGAAGATATTACCTGCATACGATATGCTTACACATGTTGGTAGGATAGTTTCAAAGTATATACCTTATGTATATGATAAAGAAAGAATTTTACGCGTAATCAATCCATTAGGAATTGAAAAAGAATTAAAGATTAATGTACCGGTAATAAATGATTATACTTTAGCAATTGAAAGAATGTACGATGTCACAACAGCAGAAGTAGATATTCGTGTTGTTATTGGTAGTACACGCTCAAAAAGTCCAACGGCAGATTTGGCAAAAGATATACAATTATTACAAGCTGGTATTTACGATAGAACTCAAGTAATTATGGGTCTACAAGGAGATGTAGATAAATCATCATTGATTGCTAGAATGAGTGAAATTGAAAAGCTTAGAGCGCAAAATCAACAATTGTCAAAACAATTACAGTCTATGACTGGAGATTTGCAAACTAGAGAAAGAGAACTGTTCCATACAAAGATGAGAGCAGAAGTCTCTGAAGCAACAAAGCCGGTACAACAAGCGGTAAGTAACTTGAGGGCAACAGCGAAGAACGAGGAAAGAAAACAGAAAGAGATGACAGATAAAACAGCTATTGATTTAGCTGATTTAAGAAGCGCGGTTAACTCAGAAGAAACGGCTTCCAATCCGTTTGAAGAACAAATGGGATTGGGATAACCTTAAAAACAGGAGCATCGAATGTCTAAAAATACGACAAGTACACAAGAAACTAAAGACGATAACTTAATGGGAATGTTAAATACTTTTAACGAACCATCTAGCTCAGAAGAAGTAAATGTGGAAACTGAAATAGAATCCGAAACAGAAGAAGCTATTGAGCTTTCAGAAGAAGAAATAACTCAAAAAGAAGAAGAAGCTGTAGAAGAAGTTAAGAAATGGCTTATTGATAATAAGTTTGAAGATACCGAAGAAGGTCGAGATAAGCTTGCTGATGCATATAAGAATATTCAAAGTGCAAAAGATAAAGCAGAAGGCGAACTTCGTGAAAAAAGTTCAAAGTATGAAAAACTTGAAGTGATTGATTCTTGGTTGCAAAAGAATCCTCATATTGTAGAAAAATTGCAAGAAGAAGCTAACAAGCAAGAAGCGGGGGGTCCGCCTCAAAAGCCGGAAGATTATGAAATACTAGAAGAAGCAAGCGATGGCTCTTCTTCCCAAGTCTGGCGACAGGAATACGACCAATGGCTAATTGACCAAGGCGCACAGAAAGCAATGAAACAATTTGAAGGTGTAAGGCAACAAGAAAGTCAAGTTAAAGCACGACAAGCTGAAATCAATGAACTTAAATCACTTGGTATGACGGAAGAAGAAATACAATCATACTATGGTTTTATGAAAAGTCCGGAAAACGTAACAACTTCTAATATGGTTAAGGTGTGGAAGGTTCTGAATGGAAAAGAAGAAAGTGTAAATCCTCCTTCAGAAAAAGAAAAAGCTGGTCAAAGCAAAGTACTTGAAATGGAAAAGGTTCAAAGTGGAGCCTCAGTTGAAGGCAAACCAACTCCTGTCAAGAAACCTGCTGAAAAAGAATTAGATGACTTTATGAAGGGGATATTGCAATTTAGCAAATAGAAACCCTAAAATAAAGGAGTATGTATTATGCCAAATACATATGGTGCCGGAACTGCAACACAGTTCTCTGACGGCACACAAAGGCAAGTACTCGAATTAGGTCCAAAGATTTATTATTACAATGAATCCGTAACACCTTTGCTATCTATTTCTGGTCGTGCAGGCACAGTTGGAACTCCTGTACCGATTTTTGAATGGATGGAAGACGAGTACTTCATTAAAAGAAGTATCAAAACTGAAATTACAAGCACAGATGTAACTGATACTGCAACTGCTGGAATTAATGGCGATAATGCTATTGTTAAATTCCGCAGACAAGCACAGGTAGAAGCATTTGAAGTTGGTGGAATTTATGCTGCATCTGTAGCTGGTGGTTCTGCTGCTTTAACAACTGCTGTAACACACTTTATTTGTGTTGCAATAGGTAAAGATGTTAACCTAGCAAGTCCAAGTGATAAGCATGTTCAATTTTTAAGTGCGCACAAGCACGCATCATTGAATGCTTATAATGTTGAAGCTGTAGCTGATGGTACTGATATGATTACTGCTGACGCTTCCGGTGTTCTTACCTTAACATACGTTGCAACCGCTGGTCAATTTTATGACAACGCTGTAGCAACTACTTACTATGGAAATGACCCAATGGGATTTGGCGAAGTTAATTTTGCTGATGCCGATTATTTCATGGTAGCGGGTGGTAATGGTGAGTACGCTGAAGGTGCTGCTGTTGGTTCTGAAACTCGTAAAAAAGTTCGTAGATTAAAGAATTGTACGCAAATCTTTCGCGAGCCTTATACGATTACAAGAACAGCTAGAGTGTCTGACCAATATGGCGGACCAGAACTAGCAAGACTGCAAGCGCGTAAGCTAGCACAAATTAAAGCAAACGTAGAATACGCTATGCTTTTTAATGGTGCAATTAGCTTAGATGCAACCTCTGCTAACCCTAAAAGAACCTTTGCAGGTTTAGGTGTTGGTGGAACTGCTGGTGTTATTCAAACTAATAATGCTGATATTGATTCATCATTACAGTTAAATAACTCAAGTGGTACTCAAGCGCATTTTGATGCTGTAATAGAACATATTTTCCAAGATACAATTGATGGTTCAATGGAAAAGACTGTTTTTGCTTCAAACAAATGGCTATTGAAACTTACAGCAATGGTTCGTGCTGACTCTTCTAGCAATATAAATGCAATGATGGGCGAAGAAGAAAAAGCTGGATTAAGAGTAATGAGTTATATGGGACCAGTTGGTACATTAAACTTTATTCCTCATCCTTTCCTAAAAGGTGCTTATGAAGATTATGCAGTAGCTGTTGACTTTGCTAACTTTGATGCGCGTGTCTTAGCCGAATCTGATTTTCAGCTTCGCAGAGATATCGTTCAAGATGGTAGTGATGGTCAAACAGACGAGTGGTTAGTTGAGGCAGGTCCTGAGATTCGTCAGGAACAAACTCATGCAATCATGAAGCTTGTGTAAATAATAGTGTAGGGGGGTAATTTTTACCCCCCTAATACTTAAAGGTTTAAAATGACTGAACAAGAAAAAAAGAAATTAAAATGGTAAGAATATTGCTAAAGGAAAAACATCTGCTGCATATTGGGCAAATAAACTTTTTTGGGCAGGTAAAGGTGGGAGCAAAAAAAGTCCACCTAAATCACAAAAGCATGTAAAAGGAATAAGGAGACGTAAAGCGTAATGAGATATCAAGAAGCATACGAAATGGTTGAAGCCGGTTTAAGTAAATCAGCTTTAGGATTTCCAATTACAGAGCCTTTAATATCTAGTTTTTTTGATAATAAAGTTCAAGAGGTTGGAGGAAGAGTGGTAAGGAAAAGAAGTTCACAAGAACTATCTACTACTACTACAAATGTTTATACATTAACCAATGAAGATGCTAGCATGAGAATATATAAAGTTACGCTTATTGGTAGTAGCGACAGCAAGACTGTTCCTTATGTTAGTGAAAAAAGATATGCAGAGGGTGCAGATGAAGACACTATACAGAATATTGGTTATTTTGTTAGTGAAGAAAATTCAAGTACTGGCACTATTACAGGTGCAACAAGTGCCAATCCAATAGTTATTACAAGTAGCTCTCATGGATTAGAGACTGGTGATAAAGTAAAAATAACTGGTATTGTTGGATTGCTTTCTGGTACAGGTGCTAAAAGTGAAGTTAATGATGTTGTTCATGAGATTACAGTAACAAGTGCAAATGCATTTTCAATTCCAGTTAAAGGCGCTGCTTATGGAACTGCTTATGGAAGTGCAGGAGCTTGGACCTCAAAAGATATAAAATTAACATTAACTAAAACACCTGATTCTGGAAGTACCTTAAAAGTTTATTATTATGCAAATCCTATGACTAAAAATGCAATTACAGATGGAGTAGATTTGCCTGACCAATTAATACCAGCTTGCGTACATTATTCGTTAGCTCATTTTTTATTTTTAGATGGTCAAATGCAAATGGGTAGCGGACATTATGGATTAGCAGAAAAAATAGAAAAAGAATTTATAGAGACAAGAAATTCAAGAGAGGCTAAACCAGATATTATACCACCACCATTACAGGACTTTATATTCTAATGAGTACATTTAAAGTAAGAATAGAAGATTATGTTGGGGCAGTAGGTGACGACACTTTTCTAGGTGACGCACTTACTGACACAGCAGCAGAAATTATAAGAGCAATACCTGACGATAAGGTTAAAAGTTTTACACAAGAATCTGGAGATATATCAGCAGCTTCTACAAATATAGCTAATCATAGAATAGTTAGTGTTATTAGAGAACGAGGTACAGATGGAGAGTATGTTGAGTGCAGGGAATTGCCTGTAAAGTATTTTAGAAAAGTTCAAGACTCTTCAAGCATGTTTGCTGCTAGCGTTGAATCTCCTGTATATATTATTAAGAATAGTTCTATACATGTATTTCCAACTCCTGGAGCAAGTCCAAATTGTTTTAAAGTTGAAAGTGTTACATTTCCAACTGTAGCTGCAAGTGCTTCAAATATAACGGATAGTCCAGTAGACCCGTTTCCAAACAGTATGGAAGATATGGTTGTTGTTGGTGCTAGCTCAAAAGCATGTCAATATTTAATGGCTAGAGTAAAAGATTCTATGCCTTCAGAACCTGTTTTAGTACTAGATGATATTGTAGTTCCAAGCACTCCCGCTAATCCTTCTATAAGTTTTGCAAATGCAGGAGTAGGAGATGGAGTTAGTGTTGCACAAGATTCTATAACTATAGGTCCAACTGATGCAAGCGCTACGAGTTCTGCGGGGAGCGCTGGTTCTGCTTATACAAAACCTAACTTACAAGGAAGTTCAGACGATTTAACAGATGTTGTTGATGGAACATTTGGGAGCGTTAGTTTAGACTACTCTACTTGGTGGGATACATTATCACATATTATAGAAACAGAAGAAGATTCAGAGTTAGCTACAGTACAAGTTGCTAAGATTAGAAGTTATATAGAAGCTTTTAATGCAGAGGTAAACAGCGCAAGAAATGCAATGCAAGCAACAATTGAAGATGCTAGACTATCAACTCAAGCTAGCATAGCTACTGCTGGAGATGCAACACAAGCTTCAATAGCAAATGCTTCTAATGATGTTAATGCTTCTATTTCAAAGATGAGAGAAAGCACAGGAGCTGCAATAGCAAAAATGTCACAAAGTACTAATGTTAATATTTCAAATGCTGCTAAAACTTTAGAGTCTTCAATACAGGATTACAGTTTAGAAGTAAGTAAATTTGGAACAGATATACAAAGATATACTTCTGAAGTAAATACAGCGATTAATGAATACTCAACTGATATACAAAAATATACAGCACAAGTTGATAGATATACTAAAGAGTATAGTTGGTATCAAGACCAATATATTAGACTTGACGCAAAATTTAAAGAATCATTACAAGTGTTGATTGCTAATTAATGCCTAATAAAAAAATTATAACAAAAGTTATGGTCCATCCTACTGAGTTTGTAAACGTACAATCTCGTTATTACAATGATAGTGATATAGGCAAAAGACTATCTGGTAAAATGACTACAGATATTGCTGATAGTCAACATTCTAGTTTTTTTTCTAAAGATAAAGAAGTTACATCAGTTGGTGCTATTTTAAATACCGGTGGTGTAAGTATTATTTTTATTATGATAAAGAATAAAGCAAATAACGATGTGTTTTTGTCTCTTAATGGTGGTAGTCAATACAATATAAAAATTTCAAAAAATGATGTATTTTCATCAGAGTTAAACGGCGTATCGTCAGCAAATATTAAAGTAAAAACAAGTTCTGAAACTAGCAATATAGAATATATAGTAGCCCAATGAGTGCAGCAGCAAGAAGAATACAGTATAATACTCAAGTACTTCCATTTATAAACGATGTTGCTTTAGAAGAAGAAACAATAACTCCTAAGTTAAAATATGTTGATTCTGATATAAAAAAATCTTATGGGTGTTCTAGCTTTATAGATATAACAGCAAATCAAGTTGATGATAAATGGTTTAGAATTGACACAGAATGGGGAACTGCAAATTCTAATTGGGAAACTTTAACTACATTAAATTGGGAGGAATCTGGAGAAGATTTAACTGCTTCTGCAGAAAGGTTAAATACTTCTAATACTGCATTAGTTTTTGCTTATTTTAAAAATATTGGTTCAAACACAATATTGTTAAGTAATGATACCGGTTCTAATTATTTATTAAAGTTATCTCCTGGTAATGCCTTATATTTTAAAGCATCAAATATACCGGTAAGTGCTATTTTTGCCAAATCTGCTAGTGGTACTAGCGCACTTGAATACGTTCTAGGAATATAATGCCTAAAGAAATTTATAAATTAGACAGATTTCATGGAGGTCTAAATACAAATGCGGACCCAAGAGATATAGAAGAAAACGAACTATCTAAAGCTACCGATATAATGGTAGATGAAATAGGAACAATAAGAACTTTAGGCTCCGGTGTCAACCATGAAGCTTTTACTGCTACATCAAATAGACCATTTAGCGGAGCAATTAGTGCTGGTTATGGATTGTTTCATTGGAGTAGCGATAGAAAAGGTGCGCATGTTAAACAAGCAGACCTTAGTGGTACGCATACAGGAGCCGATAGTGCTACAAATATGATAGATACTAGTGCTAATTTTCCTATAGATGGATTAATTGGTGCTAGAATAAACAATTTAACTGATGGTAGCTCTGGAACTATTACTGATAATACAGATGTAACTGTAATTGTTGGTTCATTAAGTGGCGGTTCTGATAATAGTTTTGATGACGCAGCTAACGATGCATATACTATTGATAGCTTTCCTACTACTGGCGATAATTATATAGCTTTTTCTGACGCAGATGCAACAGGTACAGTAAGTATGTATTCATTTGCATCTGATACATGGGGAGAAACAGTAACAGGATTAACTAATGTTGATGGCGGTAATCGTAAAGATGTTTTTCATGCAGTAGATGGTCAATTAAGAATATGTGATAGTAATTTTGAAAATACAAATTCAAATCAATGGTATGGTTATATAGATGAAGTATTTTTTAAATCTGTTTCTGATACTGTAATTGTTAACCAATGGTATCAAGCTCCTGCTATGATTTCACCACCAGATGATACTTCAGAATTTGACAATATTGAACCTACTGATATAACATACACTTCTACAGGCGGGAATTTAAGTTTGTCAGCAGATACTGGAACAAGAGATGAAACACCAGCAGCAGTACTTAATGCAGCAGGGGTATTAAATATGGTTGGAGGTATTGAGGTTACAGTAAGAATTACTACCGCTTCATATTCTGGAACTGCTTATCCGGATGAATTAATATGTGGGTTTACAATTACTACAGGAAGTTATACTATAGCTAGTGATTTATTTAATGGAGTTGTTGGCGTAAGTCATAAAACAGATAATAAAACAGAATACGCAACAGGAACGTCTGCTGCTACAAAAGATATAACTTATACTTTTGAATTTGGAGATAATTATTTAGGAAGTGGTAGTTTAGGGGATGATTTTGGTGCTAGTGAAACTGGAACTGGAATAGGAACGACTTTAACAAATTTTGTGCAAGGAGGAAAAGTTGCTTCAGCAGTTTTAACAAATGTAAAAGTGACTGAAGCTGTAGTTAGTTCAGCAAATACTCAAGCTAAATTAACAGCTGAAAATGTATTTATGCAAATATTGCAAAAAACTCCAAGCGATACAACTAATATGATACCAAGAGGGTGGGATAAAGAATGGGAATATGGATTATCATTTATTTATGATGGGAAACAAGAGTCTTTAGTAAGAACTTTATTTGATAGTTCTAATAGCAATAAAACTCTTTTAGACAATACAGATGGTCCAGAAAAATGCCCACAAGTAAAACTTTATATAGATGCAGGACAGTCTACTTTTAGCAGAAGAAAAACAGGCGCAGTTTGGTACATACGAGAAGCAAGTGGTGGTGATTCTGCAAATGAATGGACAGCTCAAATTGAATATGATTTTATAAAAGGTGTAGCTAGAGTTGTTTCTTCTGGGAATGAAACTGATTGTAGATTTAATTTTGCTGACGGAAATCAATATGAATTTACTGTAGATAGGGACCATTTATTATCGCCTAATTTAGTTGACACTTATTTTAGTAGAACAGGAGTTTCAAATACAGAAACAAGTATTAATGCTAGATATAAAACTTCAGCATTAGTAAATCGTAGAATGTATGTTGGAAATGTTTTAATAACAAAAGACGATGGCACAACTGAAGTAAAAGCCGATGCTATGTTAAAATCTCCTGTTAATAGTTTTGATGTTTTTCCTTCTTTAAGTATAGTTGAGGCTGCTGTTAATGATGGTGAATCAATTATTGCACTTGAAGAATTTGCAGATAGAATATTACAATTTAAAGAAAACTCTTTGTATATAATAAATGTAGCTCAAGGTACTGAATTTTTAGAAGAAACATATAAATACAAAGGTGTTTCTCAACCTTCTGCGGTATGCAAAACAGACTATGGAATTGCTTGGGCTAATAAATATGGATGTTTTTTTTATGATGGTAGACAAGTAAGAAATCTTCTTGAGAAAAAAGGAATGAATAAAATTAAAGACCATGGAACAAATTCGTGGGAAACTTTTTCTTCAGATAATCCTATGATTGCTTATCTTCCAAAAAAGAGACAGTTACTTCTTGTTGATGGCAATACTTCAAGCGCAGATGGAGATGTTCTAATTTACGATATGGTAACACAATCGTGGATAAAAGGTGGAGATGGCACTTTAGTTATGACATCAAATGTTACAAATTTTATTACAGATGTTAATGGAAATTTAGTTTGGTCAGCTATAAGTGGAGGCTCTACAATTACTAAGTGGGATGACGATAGTGCAACTACCGAAGGTATGGTTATAGAAACAAAGGATATAGATTTTGGTGAACCAGGAAGAAGAAAAAAATTGCACAAAGTTTTAATTACTTATGATACAGGTAATGCTACTTCTAATGTTCAAGTTGATTATGATGTAGATGGTGGGACCACATTTCCATACGATTTTGCTGATGGTACTCAATTTGCTAGCACAGAACTAGCAGCTGCTAATGGATGGAAAGTTGCTGAATTAAAACCAGATGTATCATCAGAATCTAACAACATTAAATCTTTTAGATT